ATGCGCCCTTTTAAGCATCTCCTTCCTGCAGCACTCAGTTTCTCTTTATTCGGCCTTGCCGCTTGCGGTTCTGTCGATCACGATCCTCCGCGCCTCGAAACAGTTTTTGGTTCGGTTTCTCCGATGGATACTCTCATCGCTTACTTTGATAAAAGCATTGACGACTTTGACGAAGAACAAGTGACATCGAATGTAAAAATCCGCGTCGTCAAACAAAAAGGTTCCAAAATTTACATCGTCGGCGCAGTCGATACGGTTGCGGGTATTCCGCGTTTAATGCCTTCGAGCGATTACGATACACTCCGATTCATCAACATCGAAGATGACGACGGCAATAAAGAAAAATTGCAAACGGTAACTTTTTCCACGTATCCGTATCTCGATAGCGATGAATACGAAACAAATGAAGCGGGAAATTGCCGCTCCAATTCCAAGCCGAAAGATGCCGAAGTTTTAATGGATTCTTCCCTTAAATTCTACGACGGTTCAAAACTCACGAAAGGAATCACAGTCACCGGAATTCTCGGCGGACAGTATAATAAGAACTGCCGCGATGATGAAGACCTTTTCAAAGTCTATTTGAAAAAGCGCGACACTCTTTCCATTCAACTCGCCGGCTTAACGGATTCGATTCCTTTGGAACTTGCTGTTTTAGGTCCCGCAAAAATTGATGGTGCTCCCGCAGAATGCATCTATGACAACGATGAATTTGTCTCGGTCGATGCAGCAAAGCGTAAAAAGACAGTGGTAATCGATACGACAATCGGCATCGGCGATATTCATGAATGCGGAACAAATACGGTGACGGATTACCTTCCGTATTACATTGTCGTGCGTTATTCGGAAACTCTTCCGACGAAGGGACAGCTGCCGCAACCGTATAAACTCACGGTCACCGTGGATCAGAAATAAAAAAATGAAAAAAATGTGCGAACAACCCTTGACAAGATTTCTGAAAAATCTATATTTGGGTCGTTCCAATGCGAATGTGGCGTAACTGGATAGCGCAACTGGCTACGAACCAGTAGGTTGCAGGTTCGAGTCCTGCCACTCGCACGAAGCCCTGAGAGAAATCTCAGGGCTTTTTTGTGTTTAAAGCTTTTCCGCATTTTGGCGGATTTTGAAAATGCGATATGCTAAAGCAGAAGTAATGAGACAAGAAAAAAGTATATGAATTTGGCTGGAGCCCTTGATTTTATTGGGTTTTCGTGTCTCATTTAACCCGATAAATTTTGTTTTTCTCATTTTGCCGTTTTTTCGCGTTTTTCGCAGATTTGATATAAAGCGCAAAAATGTCTCACGAGTGGTGAGACATTTTTTTATTTGTGAATTGGCTTTTTTGAAGCGTTAAAAGGGTTTTGAAGTTTTTTTGAAAATTGGGGTGCGGACATTTCGTGCGGACATGTTTTTTGGGATTTCCGCCATTCGTGAGACAAAAATGAGTAAAAGGGAAAGATATTTCTTTATAAAAGAAAAGCAGGATTTGCATCCTGCTGAGTTATTTTAAGATCTGTTTGGTTCGCTTTGGAGTAGCTTTGAAAATTCTTCTAGCGTGGGAACCTCAAGAACGCCTTTGCCGTAGGGATTCAACGTTCTGATTTTAGCGACGCCCGTTCCTAATTTTTTTGCAGTGATATAATGTTTGACCATTTCTTTGACCTCGAACGCGTTAAACGGATAGCCGAAACGTTCAAATCCATAAAATTTAAGCACTGTTCCAAGGCACGGATCCTTGAAAAGAAGCCCTTTTTTTTGTTCAGAAAGCGTGATCGTCTTTTTTAGTAGCATCGGAATCAAAAGACCTAGCTGGCTTTCTTTTTCCTGATCGTCTTGGGCCTTCTGTGCAACGCCTTGGAAGTCCTTCCAGTTCCTGAGTGCGGCATGCCAATCGGAAAGAGGCAGGCCCGATTTCATCTTCCAGCCGGTCATCGAATAGTAGTTGTAGAAGCGCCTTGCGCAGTCTGCGGACTTGCCGAGCTTCGCGGCATACTCGACGGCTTCGTCTTCGCTTGCCGGGCGGTTGCCTACATTTGTTCTGGTATTTTTCCCGGATCGTTTGACCGAGAATACGCAAAAGTCCTCGTTCAACCCGCTAGAGCTTTCGGAATGGATCATGTATGTGATTCTTACGATGAGGCTTCTTCCGGTTTCATTGCTTCCGTCGGTTTCGAAAAGTACAAGTCGATCACCGATCGTATACAGACGGTCTACCTTATGAATGATGAAGGTTAAATCGCCGTTCATCAACGCTTCAAAGTTCCTTTTTTTGACTTTTAGAATGTGTTCCATTTAATTCTCCTTGATGTATTGCCAAGATTGTGGAGCCTTTTTGACGTGCAGATCTTCAGGCAGAAGCCAGTCGGGGCCGTATTCATCAATTCCACAGATTTCCCAGCCGTAGAGTTTACCCCTTCCACGATCTTTGTAAGCCTCGATTTCTTTACGGGATAGACAGGAATTTTCAATAATTTTGGGCGTTATTTCGGTGATTTCGCGACAAAAATCCACGTAAATTATTCCTGTGATGCTTTTTAGGTCGGTTTCGTAGAGGTAGACCATCAATTTCTCGTCGTCTAAGGCTGTTGGCGTGGTCTTGCGGAGTTCGACGGTCTTTTCGCCACTGTAGATCAACTGGGCGTATTTGTGATGGATACTCATCAGAATTTTGGTCATTCCTAAACTCCTTAAAGCAGCGCGTTTACTTTGGCGGCGATATCGAACATTCGTTCTTCCAGGAATTGTCCCGGGCATTCCTTGTTTGCAAACCATTTGTGCAAGGTCATGTTTTGAATCAGTTTTCCATTGCCGTCTATCTTGTTCAGCAAAGAGGGGTCGTGGTGCCATTTGAGCTTTTGAATCCCGTTTCGCCTGCATATGTCCGCGACAAGGTAAATGAGCGATGCGTAGGCGGCTTCGGTTACGGTGTATGGCGCGACCGTGTCGCTTGCGACTTCGATTGTGACTGCCCGGTGGTCATTTGCGGCGTTGCTGCTGCACCAGCTACGGTCGATTTCGTTGACGTACAGACCGATCCGTCCGTCGGAGCCAATCCCATAGTTGGCTGATGCCTGGCGCGTTTTGTCGGCAAAGATTCTGCCTAGGGTTTCCACGCTCACTTGTCCGACGACGCAGTGAATTGTAATCGTGTCGATAGGGGCCTTTCGGTTTGGGGTTTTGTTTGGACTTATGTTGGTGTGTGATATGAGAGGACTGTTCATCGTTTCTTCTCCATAAAAAAGATGGCGACTCTTGCCGCCATCCATGCAGTTGTTGTGGAATCTTTATTGCCAGTTGACGGCCTTGATCATGATGTTTGAACCGTTGAAGCGCTTGATGAAATGACCCTTGTTGTCCTGCCATTGCAGATTGACCAGAGTCTTGTTGTGGTTGTAGATCGGTCCTTGGTCATCATCTAGCGAGTTGTAGTGGGCTCCGGCAAAAAACTTGACGGCATAATAAACCGCATTTCGCTTGATTTTCCCCATTCCTGCGTGTTCGAGCATTTCGAGCAGGAGCCGGTCGGCCAGTTTCTTCGATAAAAATCCGTGATAGTTGACGTCGTGGATGAGCCATGCGAATGCAAGCAAGGTGTCGCCGATTTTGGGGATGAACGGATTGACGATGGACGGACCGCTCCGGAAATCGGTCATGTATCCTTTGCGTAAATCGTACACGAGGGTTCCGGGGATGAGAGCGCTTTGAATTTCGATGTGCAGCTTGTTGCTGATCTCGTAAAGTTCCAGATTCTTGTTGCTTTTTTCCCATGTGGGAATGTCCGGTTTGTGGAATAGTTTCATTGGATGTTCCTTTTTTTGTGGGTAATAGCCCGGTGCGGGGGCTCGACTCCCCGCCGAAGCGGTACTCTGCTTTGCTCCGTGCCCAGTGCAACCGGGTGGATTATCGTCTCGATAAGGCTAGAACGTGACGGTTACTGTAAGTACGGCTGCCGCTATCCAGTAGACGGACTTACGGATGTCCAAATCCATGATTCCGTAGACGATTGCCGCTGCGATGTCGAGGATGATGAGAAGCAGTGGAAAAATCTGCTGTCTGGTCATTAGCCGTTCTCCCATTTGTTTGCCAGATCCTCTACGGATTTCCTTGGACTTGAGCCGACGCCACGGATCAATTCACGTCCTTTATTCTGTCGGAGAGTGACTGCATAGCCGAACTGAAAGTCCGCTTCGAGGGAAAGCTGGTCGCTAAAGAGATCGAGAGTCTTGTAGGTTTCGTTAGTTGCCATCGTTGGTATCCTTTTTAGGCTGAACTTGAATGTCGTTGAAGTTGAGGCTGATTTCAGTCCAGCCGTTATCTGGATTTTCTGTTCCCTTCATTCTGAACCGCAGCGCCATTTTGGAAGACTTGACAAAGATGGAGTCGTCAAGAAGCTGCATGGCCTTTTTCCATTCGGCGTCCTGAATGTCGATGCGCTTGAGCTTGAGGAGCATTGCCGTGTTGATGCGTCCTTGCTTATCGACGGAGAATGCCTGGGCGATTACCTTCGATAGCGTCGGGTCGGTGTCCTTGAGTTTTTGGCCGATCCACTTGTCGATGGTCGTCTTGACCATCTGCAAACGTTCATCGAAGCTTATGCTTTCGTCGATTCGCCGTTCGATGCAGAGGTTCTGCGAAAAATTGTAAAGCAAGATATTGCCTTTCCACCCTTCGCGGACCCGATTGTCCTTTGCCAGGTCCTTGAGATATTTTTCGATGGAATCGACGATTTCCGCTTTTTCAGTTTCGAGCTTTGCTGAAAGCTTGACTACTCGTTTCAGGATGCTTTCGACGAGCTTGTCTTTTTTCTTGTCTTCCGGGCGAATGTATTCTTCAGGAACCGGTCGGCCCTTCGGATCGAGCCAATTGCCTTGGTTGTCTTTTTGTGCCATGTTTTACCTTTGGTTGGATTGTTGATGTTTTTTGAATTCTTCTGGAGTATCGGCGCCCATTGCGTGGATTGCCTTGATGAGAACCTTTGCGTCGTCCTTGCCGATCCAGGTAATGACCGAGACGCCCGTCAGACGCTTGCAGAAAGCATCGAGAGCCTTCTTTCGAGATTCCGTCGAGTCCGCTCTGCTCACCTTTGCCCACATCGCTTCGATCGCTCGCAGCTGTGAAGGTGTCGCCTTGTGCTTGGATCGTGCGGAAAGGTCGGAAAACTTCTGCACGTTGCCGTGGACCTGTTCCCGCAGGCTCTTGATGAGGGCAAATCTTTGTCCGGGGGAAAGGTCCTTGCAGCTTCTGACGCTATAACGGTCAAAAAGCATGTCCCGGTAGGCATCGTCCGTCATTCCGAGGAGCCGTGCGAGGCCGTGTATTTGGCGGTATTGTTCCGCGCGTCTGTCGGCTGGCGTAGTCATCAGCGGGCTACCACAAGCATCTGGGACGCCGTGTCGAGAACCTCGTTATCGAGGGTCGAACATTTGTTGTTGCGCATGATTTCCTTGCTCCACATGACGAGATGGGAGAGCAGCCGGAAGTTCCGACGGCAGATTTGCGAGGCCCTTTCGATGCAGTCGGCTTCGTAATTTGCAAAACGGCTGTCGATATACGCCTTGATGTCGTTGTTGTCCAGGAGCTTTGCTCGGCAGGGGGCGCTGATGCGGCTGTTCAGCTGGGCGTAATGATTCTTGTCGCCCTGGACATTTTTTTCAAGACGAGGCATGCCGCAGAGAGCGATGCCGACTCCGGCCTTGTCATGTACTCGACGGATGAGTTCCAGGGCTCGGTACGGCAAATGCTCGGCTTCGTCGATGATGATGAGACGGCCCGAATCGTTGAGCTTGTCCACGATACGGACAAGCTTCTGGTGGAGACTTCCGCGGTCATCGAGACCGAGTTCAGCGCAGAGTTCGTCGAAAAGCGCCTTCGCCGTGTAACCGTGATCCGCTTCGATCAGCAGGACGGAGGGATGCGACTTGGCGAATGCCTTGAGGGCGGTGGTCTTGCCGCAACCGGCGTCGCCTGTGAGCATTCCGCAAATCTGATGGGTAAGCACCAAAGAGCAGAACTTGTGAATGGTATTGAAACACTTGGTTGCGACAATGCCCTCGGACTGCTTGATTGTTTCGCGCTGGGCTTCGATTTCGAGGAAATCCTTTACCTTGTCGCAAATGGAATCGATGTCGCCGGTGTAGGTGCCTTTGAGGAAATAACTGAGCGTTGCAGGGCTGATGCCCAAAGACTTGGCTACTTTCGTCTGGCTCGCGTTCGTGCGAGTCATGTAGTCGGTAAGTTGCTGGATGATTTGCTCCATATGGGTCCTTTGATGATTGTTGAAATTTTCGTCCATTACATGGCTTCGCCGGTCGAAAGTTCATCCCACAGGTCCATGGGAGGCTTTTCTTCCGGAGAATCGTTTTCGAAGAAGTTGAAGAAATCCGCGTTGCCCACCTTCTTTTCGGCCTTGAGCTGTGCGGAGTCCTTGTCGTGGCGAGTGAGATGCGTCGGCCCTTCCGGAATGAAGATGTCCTGCGGTCCCACGGCGGTGCGCATGGCTCCGATATATTCTTCGGCCTGTTCCTTCGTCATGTCGGGACAGATTTCCTTGAGAAGCTTTTCTTCGTGACGTTTGCGGGCGACGCCTTCTGCGATTCTTGCCTTGCTTACCGCGTCGTCGTCCTTGACCATTGCGCCGACGGAGCTCTGCAAGGAACATTCGCCGATAAGCTTTTTGTCCTTGTTGTAGCACCATGCCGTGCGCATATCGTCGGGATCGTAGCGGAAAATGACTTCGCGCCCTTTCCATACGGGCATCCATTCTGCCCAGTACCAGGAATCGAGCTGAGCCAGGTGGAAACCCATGTGCATGATGCGGCCCTTCACCGTACGGCTGACAAGCATCGAGAGAGTTTCCTTGGAAACGCGGCGCATCGGTTCGCGTTTCGAGATTTCCTCGTTCCAAAGCTGTGCGCGGGTCATGCCGTTGTGGTGCTTGCCAAGGCAAGGGAGCCCCGGGAATACGTTCGTCATGTATTCCTGCGCAAGGCCGTAGAACTCTTCCCAGGTAAGGAAGTTTCCGCTCTTGAGCACGCCCTTCAGCGGTTCGGGCTTCTCGACCACGGTGCCGCCCTTGAAGCTGTTGAACATCCTGTCAAAGCCGTTTTTGATGATAAGGAAGTTGCGTTCAATGATCTTCGCACGGGCGTTACGCACGATGGCGAAGTGCATCTTGATGCCGAGACGGCTTGCCATGGATTCGGCATACTGCTCGTCTTCCACGATCTGGTGGCCACGGCTTTGGCCGGAGAAGTCGCGGTTGCGGTATTCGCGACCGTTGTCCACGTAGATTTCTTCCGGGAGACCGTAGCGAGCGATACCGTGACGCATGGCGCGGAGCGTGTTCTCGGTGCCCGGGGCGTCGTGGTGCAGACACCAGCCCATGGGCATGTAGGTCTTGAAATCCATGAAGAGGGTGATATAGCAGGTGGCGGGCTTTTCCTGCCCCTGCACCTTCACGAACACGTCCCACGTGCGGGTATCGCCCACCCACACCTGACCCGCCTTGAGGTCGGAGTAGTCGCGGTCCAGGTGGTAGCCCTTGTTGTCGTAGAACTTCTTCTTGCCTTCGCGGGCAAAGTAGATGACATCGGGGGCGAATTCGTGCTTGAGTCTGCGGATAAAGGCCGACTTGCTCGGAAAATCGGTTTCGCCCTTGACGTCTCCCCGTTCCATCGCCTTTCCGAGCGCAATCATCCACGACGAGAATACGCTGATCTTGTTCGCGGTGAGATAGGCGTTCTTGAAATCTTCGAACCATGCGTCGCGCACGGTGGACTGCATGACTTCGCGATGGTTGATCAAGGCGATTTTCCCACAGTCCTCGACGGCAGCCCGCTGGCGGTAGATGCTCTTGACGCTTGTCTTCATGTCGGGATGTGCACGGTTCCAATCGATGACAAAGCGTCCGAGTTCCTTGGTGCCCGTGATGCCTTCGCACTTGAGAAGGATGAGAGTCCATTTGTCGAAGTTCTTCTTGGCGCGGCCTGTCGCCCTGTCGTAGGAACGGATGACTGTCTCTACGTCTTCGGGAGTCTCCACGTCGGCGCATTCGGGAAGAGTTTCCCGGACGTAGCGGTCTGCGGCTTCCGGCGGCAAACTGCGAACGTTAAGTTTCAGCACCTTGCGGCCGCCGTCCTCTTCCCACCTGTAATCCCACATGGCGGCGTTACGACGGACCTGCCGCTCGGAGATGCCGAGCAGCTCGGAAGCCTTGGTTGAACTGATCCAAATCGGTTGCATTATTTGCTAGCCTTGCCGAGAAGGAATGCACGGACGTGATGAGAGCGCATGCAACCATCGCAGAAACGGTTGCCGTTGATTGTAAGCCGGGCGATTTGACCGCAAATTTCGCAGTGATGGATAGGTTCGCAGACAATGCGAACGGATTTGGTGGAATGAAGATTGGAAATCATACTAAGCCTTTGACGCGATCGCGTCGAGAATGAGGTTCATGTGCCGATATTGGGAACGGGCGTCTTCGAGAGCGTCGTGCGCGATTCCGTCGGTGGCCGGATTCTTGATTTCCGGGTACATGGCGCGAAGGGTGCGGAAGCATCGTTCGTTCCAGAACTTCCAAGGGACGGCCATATTCATCGATCGGTAGGCATGCGCAAGCATCGGAATGTCGAACGAGGCGCCCAAGCTCCAGACCTTTACGTTTTCGCCGAAATGATGCGCGATCCAAATCGCGAAGTCTGCCAGGGCTTCCACCAGTTGGTTCGCCTTGCGGCATTTGGAGATTTCTTCACGGGCGGCGTCCGACTGGCCAAGCCACCAGTATACGGTGTCGGCATCAATCTTGAGTCCGGCTTCCTGGCAGGATTTCAAGTCGATTCGGGTGTAAAATTCGCGGTCGACGCCGTCCTTGTCGGCTCCAATCGCACCGATTGTCATGATCGCGCTACCGATGTCCTGCCCGAAAGTTTCCAGGTCGATCATCAGATTTAAAGGGTGGTTCATTCGAAGTCCTCCAAAGCCTTGGATACGAGGAAGGCGAGGAAATCCTTATTGGTCGGGAAGGTCTGCCCCTCTTCGGAGAGCTTTTTCTTGGTCGAATTGATCTTGTCGGTCAAGGGCTTCGGAAAAGAAATGCTTATCATGCGCGGGAAGAGTTCCAGCTGGGCAGGGGCTTCCTTGGCAAGTTCGGAGTCGGAAGCCTTGGGAAGCGTATCGAGCTTGCGCCTGACGGAGTACTTGCCCGTCTTGCGGATGGACGGGAGCACGTCTTCCACCACCCAGCGTTCGAACTTCACCGCATCCGGCATGCGGCTGCGCATGATGAGGCGGTAGAGGTCGGGTTCGTTGATGGCGATCATCGCCTGCTTGCCGCCCTTGGTGTCCACCATAATCTTATGGGCTAGCTCGTTTGTGCCGTCAAGGTCCTTGCTGTCATAGACCTTGTTGCAGTGCTTCTTGATGACTGCAGCCGTGTCCTTAGCATAGCCGAGAATCTTGCAGATGTCGTCGGCCACGAACCACGCGTTCTTCTGGTCGTCGAGAACCATTCGGATTGCGGTATCGTTGAAGATGCGGTAACGGAGTCGCAGGGCCCCGGACATGGTCGGGTCGAGGTCGTCTTCCTTGACGCCGGTTTCCATGGCGATGCAGTGTGCGGAACTGCCGGAGTATTCGGCAGGGACGATGTCGCCGGACTGGGTGTCAGGGTCGTTTTTCGGGGTTTCGACTTCGTTCAAAGGGGCAACCGTTTCGGTTGACCCTTCAACGGCATTTTCGTCTTCATTTTCGAAAATAGGGTTAAGCATTATGCAACCTCCGCAGTGTAAATTCCGAGGTCCTTGAGGATGGGAGCGAGTTGTTTGTTGGTGCGGTAGCCCGTGGCTACATCCCTTATATATTGGGCACTGTAGGGCTTTCCGACGATTTCGGAGACCTTGGCGGCTGCCTTGCCCCATGCGATTTTAGTGACGGTGAAGTCGTTGGACATTTTGCAAGTTTCCTTGTTTTTAGTAGATTGTTTTGTGGTGGTATTATTACCACTACATCAACAAATGTATATCAACATTTGTTGATTGTCAATAGATTTTATAAACATTTGTTGATTTTTTTTCTATGTACTCTACTTTTCTCCGTCAAAAAATTGAAGAATCGGGTAAAACCCAGAAGGAAGTCGCTGCTCATGCAGGAATAACCACGGCAGCCCTTGCCAATTACCTAAACGGCTCCCGTAGCCCGCAACTTGACGTGGCTAAAAAGTTGTGCGATGCTTGCGGATATGACCTAATTTTTCTAAAAAAAGGTTCAATAAGCGTAGATGAAGCAACAATCGTTGATTCTAACAAGAAATCAACAAATGTTGATATAGACATAAACGGAGCCTTGGAGCTTTCCAACACCCCCGCAAGCCGCCTCGCCCAGCTCGTGGGGGTAAGTCCTGCCACCTTCTCCGCTTGGCAGGACGGGTCGGCGTCCCCATCCATGGAACAGCTTGCCGCCCTCTTCAACCAGGTCGTCGCCCTCGCCCTGAGCTCCCGCCACGCCGCCTCCACCCAGGCCCAAGCCGAACCCGAAACACCCCCCGCCCAAGCCACCGCGTAAGAGGGAACATTATCGAACTTTTTTAGGACATAACCAATTATGGCAACAAAGACATCTTCAACAAAGGAAATTACACTCAGTCTTTTTGCTCTTACTGAAACGAAAGATGTGAATATTACCGAAGAAATCAAAAAGGAACTTAAGGGCAAGATTACGGTCGAAAGTAGAATAGTTTCGCTTGAAGACGGCAAGGGTAAAGCATGCGCAATGAATGTCACGACTAAAGGAGACATTGTTTTATTGCATATAGCAAGATATGAAGAGGGGGCTCCGATTGATATCATAAGGCGTGTAACCAGCGACTTGCAAAAGGATTCTATTGAAGTTGAAGTGAAGGCTCCTGAAAAGGATTCTGATTACCTAAAATGTCAAGCCATGGCATTGTTCTGTGGTAATGCCGCTATAGCAATGGTTTCCGACGGTCGCGAATATTCCCTGGTGTGGAATTTTGTTCACAAACTTCTTGGCAAAGCCAAGTTTATTCCTGTTCCAAAGAATTCCCGTGCTATTCAAGAGGCCATCGATAATCATGGAATCAAGTATATACGTTTGAATGGCTTTGCTCAGCCAAAGTCTGTTCGAAATGCCATTCAAAATTCCGATATGCGTAAACTTGATTTTTGTACTTCCGAAAGCAGAGAAGAGAATAAAAACGGAGCTGTAAAAGTTGAACTTAAATTCACTCCAGAAAGGAATATCAGGGAGATATTTAGTTCGTTCCTTTCTTTTGGGAAACGAGGAGAAACCGTGTTTGATTCTGATGACGGAATGTTTTCTGTTGTTGCTGAAACAAGCCAGGGAGAAAAAATCAAGAATGACGGTTTTTATCGCACAAAAAAAATTAGATTTGAAAAGTACGGATCTTTTGTTTACAAGAAAGAAGCTTTTGCGGAATTGACAAATTGGTTTAAGGAGCTTAACGTAAACCATGATTGGCCTTCTGAATAAAATACCGCCTGACGCCAAGCACTCTTTTGTTGCGATACTTGGCATTGCGTTGGGATTCATGGTTTCACGGCAAGAACATTTTAATATCGTCTTTGAATCAATGGACGGTGCTCTCACGTATTTGAGCATTATGTCTTCCGTGTCCTTTGCAATTCTTGCCGTCCTTACGCAGATGTTCGACTGTAGCATGTTTGAGACTTGCGCAAAGGAACTTAAAAGGAAAGCCATTAAAACAAATAACGAAATGAGTGTGGAAGTATGGAGAATTATATTCATGCTTTTACCAGTAGTAGCTTATTCTGCAATATCCTTTTTTGATGTTCGTACACCGGAGAACGCCGGTTTCCTTGTTGGTGTAACTTTTGTTGCGTTTGTATTTTCATTTGTTCTCCCTTTCAAATACCTGAATTTCATCAGGAAACAGATGGTGAACATTGTCGAGGAGAAAGAAGACGAAGAGATTAAAGAACACCTTGATGCCGCCGACGAACTCTTGAAAGAAATAGACGGCATGTCAGTTCCAAAGGATGAATCTGAAACCGATGCTGGCGAAGACGCAAAAGGCGAGAAATCCAGCAAGGAATCTTAAACAAAAACGCTTGGAGTCTTTGATTTCTTCATCGAGTTTATCACTAGTGCTAGAAATGATTTTCCCAAGGATAGAGAGTATTTCTCTATCCTTTTTTGTTTGGGCTAAACATTCGTCAAGTACAAGTAAAGAGTTTATACATGTTTGAAGTCTTTCGTTCCTCATTTTTACTTCCTTTGTTTAGATTGTTGTAATTTCGTGCATTTTGAGCTATATTTGAATTACAGATGAACGTCTGGGATTCCCTTACAGTCGAAGATTTGCCGAACGAGGATTTAAAGTGGGTCGCAAAGACTCTTGGTCTCGACGTTGCCAAACGTATCTGGAAACGTTTTGCAGGGAACCATGTCGCTTGTCCGGCAAGGATGACTCCCGAAGCGGTACGCCGCTACATGGCCGAAAACTGCGAAAAGACGGTCCACCAGCTTGCTTTTGAAACAGGAATGAGCGAGCGAACCATTTACCGCTACCTTAACTTTGTACCGCAAAAGAAGACGGATAACGTTCAGTTGAGCCTGTTCTAGGGACATTTGAAACCTCCTTCAAGTGTTCTCGACGATGTGCTGAATCATCATATTTTCGATAATCTTCACATCTTCATCCTGGAGTAGCATGTAAGGGCGTGGTTTGAAGAGTGAACCGGGGTGGTTGACTTTGCCATAAATTACGGGCACGCCATTCCACGTAAAGCTGAGGGCGCTCTTGTTCTTGGGCCGGATTTCGTGTGCAGGCGTCTTGCCTCCAAAATGGAGTATCGCTGCGTATTTTTGTTTACCCGTCATGATGGTTACGCCGGATTCATCATTATCCACTTTGTAGTGGATTTGCCTCATAAGAGCACCCGTGCCAATCATCGTCTTGCCCTTAGGTTTATCTGTTTCAGCCCAGCGATTGGGGCGACCGCCTACACGGAAGTTTTGCTTTACGCTCTTGACTGCAAGGTTGCCAACAGCCGCCAAGACGGGCTTCAAATGAACGGCATTGTCTTGCATTATCTTGATTAGGGCGTCAAATTTGTGCTCATCTATGGTTGCGTTAATGAAACTTGCCATGGGGTATTGACTTTCCTTGTGAAAAATGGTATATTATGGGTATAACAATTGGCCTGTGAAGCGAGAACCGTGATTCGTTTGAGTGGAGCAGGTAGCCGGGTGTTTATCACGGAAAAACATACCGCATCCATTTACCTCCTGAAAATACAAGATCCTTTCCCCAGCGCGTGACTGCTTTTAAAACCAGTCCAAATGGTAAATTCTCTGAATACGCCTGAATTTGTAACAACCTCGATAATGAATTCTTTCCCGTCAATCTTGAATCTATTGTAAAAATAGGTGCGTATTGCACGTTTATTCGTTCCGCTACTCTTCAAGTATTGGACTCGTATCTCAGAAGGATTCTTTAGGGTTTCGACGAACATTGGAAGAAGCCTTTCTCGGTGCTGTTTTTCTTTACTGCCTTCCGTGATGTGTTTCAGAAAGTCGTCAATATGCTCCCTTTTTATGATGGTTTCGTAATGAAAACCTGTTTCTTGGTTCTCAAAAGGAATTGATACGATATCGTCTTTTTTATTTCCCAATCCAAGAGCTGCGCTCATCTTGTCGGTGAAGTTTTCCTTCGTAATGCTGTTGTCGGGGGCGAACTTCGTGTTATCGATAACGGGGAGCGGCGTATTGTCTTTAGCAGCATTGCTTTTTTTGCCATTGAGCTCTATTTCTATCCAATCGTTCTTCTTTTTAAGCTCTTCTCGCTGAGCCGTTGTCATATAGGACCCCATGTCAGCGGAAGCAATGCTATAGTCCCAGTTCTCGCCAATGTTTGTGGTGTCGTTTGGTTCAGTGGGGCGCTTGGTCACACTTTCGTCGCCACGGTCCATTTCGTACTTGGATATGAACTCCTTTTCGCACATGCAGCCGAAGCCGTTGGGCGGGCTGTGCTTTTCCCACCAGGGGTCTTCCAGCGGCAATACGGTGCCGTTCCAGCGCTTGTGTTCCTCACGACTCCCGGGGAGCATCATGCATACGTACTTGGCATGGGTAAACACGCCTTTCAGTTCAGGATCACGAACCTGTCTTTCTTGGGCAGCGGCAGCTGCCGTTAGCATGTTCGTCTGGTAAATGACTTTTGAACGCCACGCACCGTATTTCGGCTTTTTCATCTTGGCATCGAAGCTGGGGTCCGATGCCCGCCACTTGCTCGCGATCTTGTAGAAGTTGTCGCGGAAGTCTTGCAAGGATTCGCCATTCGCGATAGCAGTATCCACGGCCTTACGAAAGTCACAAAGGATGTCTTCTCGCATGGCACCAGCCACAGTGAAGGCTCGGGTATGCATCGCCCCTTCAAGGTCGTTCCAGCGTTTTGTCGGAAGATTGATTTTCTGTCTGAAATAATCGACAGCTTCCTTGTATGCGCCCTGTTGGAATTTGATTGCCTTAGCCATCGATGATACCCGCTTTCTTCAGAATGGAAAAACGACCTGCCAGGTCTGCCGCTAAAAACGCCTGTTCCATTTCTTCGGCGATTTTATCCATGGGCATTTCGCCGTAGCATCCGATAAGCTTGTCGCGGACTTCTTCGAGGCTCTTTGCGTTCTCTACGAGTTCGCGGATGGGTGCGAGAAAATCCACCTTTTCGCATTCGTCGGCAAGGTGCTCTGTAAATGCGTTCACTAGCTTGCGGAGTTCGTGGCTTGCGTTGCGAACTTTCGGCTTCTTTTCGGGGCCTTCCGCAAACATTCCGTCCTGCGGCTGTACTTCTGTCATCTCGAAATACTTTTCGTCGATGCCGTAGATGTCACTGATATACTGGGCGTTGAACTTGACACCCAGCTGCGTGAGCTTCACGTCGCGTTCGAGGCGGGCTTCCTGCAAGTCTTCCGGGAGGATGATGTTCATCCAGGGGATTTCTTTTTCGTTCGGCCAGTTGATTTCGTAGATCCAGCGGATGAGCTGGTTGATGCTGGATTCTACCATTGCGGCATCGTCGAGGGCGATGTCCGCGCGGACGTCGTTGTGCACGGTAGCCATCGCCTGAGTGCCGCCCGAGCTAGTCTGTTCGGTGGTGAGAGTTTCGCCGAGCCAAGCCTTGGACATTGCCTTGTCTGCCCATGCGATGATTTCGGCATGCGGGTTCGTGCCGCTCAGGCGGGTTTCCAGGAGTTCTACGGAACCGGTCTGCGGGATGACTGCGACTGCATCGCGGATAAGCCCTGCAAGCATTTTCAAGAACTTCTGCTGTTCGTCATCTGTCGCCGTTGGCGGCACCTTGCCGATTGCCTTTGGCATGCCGTATTTTTCAACGAAGAGCATCCAGAACTTGAGACCGCCTTTCTTGAACGCGAGAGGCCAAAAGCAACGGGAGTAGGTGGCGTTACCGTAAGGGTTCGCGGTTGTCGGACGGTTGCGTGTTACGAGGAACTTGCGGGCGGGCATTTCTTGGCGGGTGCTGTCTTTTGCCTGCAAGAGGAGCTCACCATCATTGCCGAACTTGAACCATTCCTGCTTGCGGTCCTTGATGGCCGTCGGCAAGATGAGCACGCCCAAGTCGGTCGATACCGCATCCCAAACAATTTCATGTACGGAATAGCCAAAGCCGATGGCTTCGAGCATCTGCGAGATGACGTTTCTAAGGTCGATGTTCCAAAGGTATTCTTCGACGAACTTAGCCTTGTTCTGGTCGCCCTTGCTTCCGTCGATTGTCCACGCTCGGCTGGTGATGGCGGCAAAGCGCTTGTTTTTTACCGCGTCGAGGTGCGCATCTATCATTTCGCGATAGACCTTGATGTTGCCTCCCTGCGCCTTGAGGATGGTGTCGGGGTTTGGCAAGTAGTCGAGCCCGGTGATATACTCGGCGACATTCCGGGTGGCGACTTCCTTCGCAAGCTGCAATTCGCGCTTGTTTTGGGTCTCTGTCGGTTTGTTTTTGTTCTTTTTGCTCATGTAATCCTCGGTAGTTTTCTAATCTCGTTGAATCGCCGTTCAAACTTTTTGAAAAATGATTTTCTTTCGAGCGACGTCCGTTTCCTAGCCTTTTTAAAAAACGGGCTTAGAAGGGCCTTTCCGTGCAATTTTCAAAAACCGCTCAAATCCACGTTTTGCCCCTTGAACGGGTTTGCCGTTTGCACGAATATCGGGCCCGCTTCGCTTGCGTTCTTGGCGTGGTACGCAAGGGCCGCTCCCCAGAAGAAGTCGCCGTGGCCCTGCTCGGTGCTAGCGGCATCGTAACGCACGTTCCCCGCACTCGTGACAATCTTCCTTACCGCGTGGATGCTTTCGGCCTGTTCGTCCTCGATTTTGGTGTCGATGCCCGGGAACTTCGGGCATTTCTCGATGATGAGCTTCTGGTCTTCAAACGCCTGCAAAAGGTTGATGGCGAGATCGGCCTTGACCGTATTCGAGAAAAGGACGCCCTCGACCTTGACGGAGCCGAACTTTTCCTGGGCACGTTCGGTGAACTGGTCGCCGCATCCGGTGCGGTCGATACAGCCACGGATGAGGTTCGGGAGTTTCAGGAACTTGTAGAGTTTCTGTTCAAGGTAGCTCCACTTCTTGTTCTGATAGGCCTCTACTGCGCGACAAATCAGGCGGTCGCCGATGTCTTCGAACACGTAAATGACGTAAAGGTGACGGTGGCGTGCCACGTCGCAACCCAGGTAGAGCGGGCCTTTGGCCTTTTCGAGCCCGAGAACGCCCTGACGCTCGCAGCTGTGAATCAGGTCGTAGCTGATCATGGCCTTGGATTCGTCCTGCGGGTTGCAGCAGTATTCCTCCTGCCATATTGCTTCGGTCAAGCAGCCTTTGTGTTCCTGCTCCAGCCATTCTTCGCGTTCTTTCCTGGAGAGTTTTCGACCGCAGATGCGGTCGGCAACGCCTTCCTCTACGGCGAGCTGGATTGGCACGGTGTGCACGCTGTAGTCGAGTTCACCTTTTTTGCATTTCTCGATGAGCTTGTAGAAAAGGCTGTTCACGCCGTTGTGGGTTGACAAGATGCGGATGGGATAGCCCCACATGGCGGCAGGCTTCGCGGCTGCCCACATCTTCTGGTCGTTCTCGTGGTGGGCGGCTTCGTCCCACACGATTTTACCGCCCTTGGAGCGGAACGCCTTGGGGTTGCTGGAGAGCACGTAGATTTTGGAGCCGTTGTTGAACTCGATAATCTTGCTCTTGATTCCCTTGTCCTCGTCGGCAAATTCGCAGTCCTCGATGTCTTCGGAGTTGATTTCGGCGAGGGCCTTGGCGATGGCGTTGAGCTTCTGAATCCACGATTCGCAATAGTCGATGTATTCAGCTGCGGCGGTCATGTCAGCTGAGCTGAAAAAGACCTTGAGCCCGGGCTGTTCGATGCAGTCCTGCACGTCTTCGAAGCTCTGCACCCACGTACCGCCAATACGGCGGGACTTCTCGAAAATCTTGACTTTCGACTTGTCGGCTAGCCAACGCTTTTGATAAGGAAAAAAGAATTCTTGAAGAGCAACCATTATACGCCTAAATGTTTCTTGATTTCTTCGAGTGCCTTCTTGGCCCGTTCATCCGGGGAAAGCTCCGACTTATTCTTCTTGGGGGCTACCGCTTCATACTTGCGGGCGTGTTCAGCCGTGTCGATGATGCGCTGTAGTGCGGTGTAGCGTTCCGGGGCCACCTTGAGCCCGTCAAGCTCATCCTGCTTGATCTTGCGGGCCATGACTTCGCCCAGTTCAAACAGTTCTGCATGGAAATTCTTTTCGCCACCGCTCACGGCCGCCCGAGCTTCGTCCCAATGCTCTTCCGACTTCCATGTCTGAAGGGTGCGCGTCGAGATGTTGAGCCGTCTGCCGATGTCCGCAAGGCTCAGCTGATGGATGGTGTAAAGTTCCTTGGCTTTAGGCTTAAGTTCAGATTTGCTCATTTACCTCTCCCGGTATGTTCCATGCAACAGGCGCGAATGGCTTCCATCGATTGTCTTTGTTCTTCGGTGTACTTTTGAAACAGCTGTTCCCAGCGTGTATTCTCTACGGTTTGCGCCTTTTCCCATTTCGCGTTTTCATTGCTGTAGAAGATGGCCAGCATGGCCGCAAATACCACGCTGATTCCAAACTGCTTGATCGCTTCACTCCAAAAGTTCTTATCCATGATATACCTCCTCGCAAAGTTACACGAAGCGCTCTGACATGGGGCATGCCTTAGACATGCGCTCTTTCGAGTTGCGACGAGTAACTTTGGTAACATGAAAGAGAAGAATCCCAAAATTTTGAAATCGGAAGATCTGAAGGAACCTTGGGTCGAGGCGTTCAAGACTGGTAAAGTTACGGATATGGCCGGCAATTCCCATGACTTCAGCGAAGCGGACTTAAATGATCTGAATGAAGGCATCCATAATCAGCTGAAAGCTGGTTATCAGCCTCCGATGGTCAAGGGTCACCCGAAACTTGACGACCCGCGAGTTGCATCCATCGTTGATTCCAAAGTGGAAGACAACGTGCTCAAGGTGAAGCTTGACGATGTCAATCCCGAATTTGCCGAAGAGGTGAAAAAGGGCGGTTTCAAATACCTTTCGGCGGCCATTTACAGCAATTTGAAGAAGGGCTTGCGCCACTTGGGCGCTCTCGGAGCTCACGCTCCGGCAATGAAGGGCATGACGCCGCTCTGTTTTGGCGAAGGCATGTTTGCCGAAGCGGACAAGGATATGTCCGAGGAAGACGTTTGCGTTTTTGCAGAACCGTTTGCCTGGGATAGACTTGTTCCGAAGAGTGTTTTTGAATCTCTTGTCTACAAAATCAGCAACATTGGCCGTCTTTTCCGCAGTCAGCGGGAACAGTTGATCGAAAAGAACGGCATCGACGCTGCCGACAAGATTTTCCCGGAATATGCCATCAAGGATCTTGAAGATGTGGAAAGCGTCCTGAAGGATGCGAAGGACTTTCCAAAACAGCCGAAGCCTGTTGTCGAAAATCCCACGGATACCACGTCTTCTTTTGGAGAAGCTGTTTCTGATCGAAGCTCGCTGGAGAACGGGAGCGGAGATCCTCAGTCTGAAGCTCCCCGTCCCACCGAACCGAGCGCTGACCCGCAAGGTAATTCAATGGACGCGAAGCGACTGAGCGATGAGAACGCCGCGCTTAAAGCTGAAAACGAGGCCCTTAAAGCCGACAAGCTTGCTGCGCAGAGAAAAAAGGCCAGTGCGGCGTTCTCGGAGACTTTGGACAAGGCCATTGCCGAAGGCCGTTGCAATCAGGTTTTCAAGGATAACTTGATGAAAATCTTTGGCGTATGCCAGGAAGTGCCTGTCGATGGCGAAGGCTGCTTTGGCGAAGGCGAAGACCGCGTGAATATCGCGGATGCGCTTGCAGAAACGGTCGCCTCCCTTCCGAAAATCGTGAAATTCGGCGAAGCCCCGGGAATGCACGATTCCCCGCAACTTGTGCCGGGTGAAGCTCTGGCCAGGTACAAGGCCGAACAGGAGTCCAAGGGACGTGTGCTTTCGTTTGCAGAGGCTGCGGAAGAATACGAACGCAGCAAGGTTTAACAAAACAAGGAGAATCCCATGAAGGGTAATGTCCTCAATTTCACCGCAGAAACTGCGGTCCCCGCTTTCCGTTTTGCCAAGGCTGGCTCCACGGAAGGTAAAGTGAAACTTGCCGGTGCAGGCGAAACCGCTATTGGCATTGCTGGCGAATTGGATACTGCTGAAGGTTGCCGTTGCGACGTGCAGCTTGACGGCATTGCCGAAGTCGAATGCGGCGGTTCTGTCACGTTCGGTGCAAAAATCGCGTCTGATGCGGACGGTAAGGCTGTTGCCGCAGAAAGTGGCGAATATTTGGGTATCGCTCTTGAAGGCGGTGCCAGTGGCGACATCATCCGCGTCAAGCTGAGCGGTGGCTACGTGGCAGCGACTGCACAGGCAGAAACGTCGGAATCTAACGCTTCTGATGGCGAAACTACCGGACAGGGCTAACAACTTTAACAAGGAAAACAACATGAAGAAGAACTCTATCGCTCTCGTGCTCTTGACTCTCGTGTGTGCTATGTGCTCCTTTGCGGGTGCTGACACGCTTACCGCCTGCGGCGTTCCGCAGATTGTCGCCGAAGTTTTTGGTTCTAACGGAGGCGTTCTCGCTGCCGGTCTGCTCCTCCCGATCGGCGTGCAGCAGACGGACCTTGTGGCCGCCTACAAGAACGGCAAGATGATTGCCGACCAGGTGATGCCTGTCAAGGTGCTCGACGGACCGGAACTTGCGTTCAAATACTACGAGCGTACCAAGGGCGATGCGTTTACCGCCCCGGATACCAAGGTAGGCCGTACCTCTGAACCGAACATTATCCACCTTTCGGGCGAAGAAAAAGCCGCAGTTGCCGTAGCCCAGGGTTTGCAGATTATCGTGCCTAAGGAAGATATTGACCAGATCAAGAACAAGGAACGCTACGTGAATACGAGCCTTGAATACTTGATGAATCAGGTGTATCTCGGTCGTGAAATGCGTGTCGCTGGCATCGTGCAGGACACTTCGAACTATGGCGACGGACTTACTCACACTTACGAAAACGCACAGGGTATCGGTGCAGAAGGCTTCAACATCGTGGAAACGATTCTCGAATACCTTGAAAAGCCGCTTGCCCGTCCGAATGTGCTTGGCATGAACTCTGTCGTGTGGGCAAAGCTCCGCACCGACCCGAACGTGCTCCGCTCTGTCTATCCGAACTCCAACGGTGCAGGCGTCGCAAGTCGCGAACAGATCAAGGCCTTGTTCGAAGTCGATGAAATCCTCATCGGTGAAGCCCGCGTGAACACCACCAAGAACGCCAAGAATCCGCAGCTGGCACGTTGTTGGGGCGATAACATCTGGGCCCACTACTCCGAACCGCTTTCCACGCTCAAGGAAGGCATTGCCTGGGGTATGACCGCACAGATTGGCGACCGCTTTGCCACCATCATCGAAGACGAAAAGATTGGTCTCAAGGGTGCCGAAATCATCAAGGCCGGCTTCTACCAGAAGGAAGTCGTTGTCGGCAAGGATGCAGGCTTCCTCTTGAAGAACATCGTCAAGAAGACTGCTTAAGGTAACGCATGAACTACTGCACTTACGAGGACATTCAGGGGCACATCCCCGAAGCGCGTCTGGTCGAGGTCACCGATGACCTTGCACCGAACGCCTCTGGAGAAGTCAAGGTCGCCATCGTTGAAAAGGCCATCAAGGAAAGTTCAACGCTTATCGACTCTTACGTGAGAAAACGTTTCCCGCGTCCGTTCCAGAGTGTCCCGGAAGTGCTGCGCATGGTCTGCGTTGACCTGAGCATATACAATCTGTACGAACGCGTGACGGAGCTGAATATCACTGACGGCATGAAGCTCCGCTACGATAACGCCATCAAGCTGCTCATCCGCATTGCCAATGGCGAGCAGGATATCGGCGTAGATCCCGATGAATCTGTTACTGAAACGGGCTTTTCTGTCGCCTCCAAGGTTGACGGCGGGCCCGCCATGTTTTCGCTAAGCTCCATGAGGTTCTGATGCCTGTAGCCGTGACGAATGACTACGTGATTGAAAAGGCTATCAAGGACCTTTTACGCGACGACAACACGCCTATGAATTTCAAGGCGATTGACGTGTCGCATAACATTTCAGCCCTTTCCCGACCGGGCCTTGCGTGTGCAGTTGTTTCGGGTGAATATACCGCGACGGACAATAGCGGCGAAGTCGATGAAAAGGCAAAGATTGTCGTTTCGCTCGTGTTCAAGAATGTCGCGAACGAGGAAGAACGCCGAAAGCTGGCTCATCCGGCTGTCCGCTACGTCATCGGCAAGCTCCACAAGAACGATTTGGGGCTTGATATGGAACCTTTGACTGTAGGCAATTGGCGTGAAGTGACCACCGCAGAGCACGTGGCTGTAGCCTGCATGGTGATCGAGATTGAATTTACGACGCAGTTCACGGTCGTGCCTGAAGCCGCCGAAGAAAACTACAGGGAACTGCTTTCCATCTGCTCTACGTTCAAGAGTGAAACGCCTGAAAACGAGACTCTTGCCGAGGGTAAAGTGATTTTCAATGAGGTAAACAATGAACCTGACCAATAACATTCCGGAAACGATGATTCCGGGTTCCTATTCGGAATTCAACTACTATGCCGGACCGAACGGACTCCCGGCGAACATCCAGAAGGTGCTTCTGGTCGGCGACATTGCCGAAGGCGGCACTCTTGCAGTGGCGAAGCCCACGGCGGTCTACAACGAAAGCGAGGTCCTCGCTCTCGCCGGGGCCGGTTCGGTACTCCACCAGATGTACAGGGCCGCAAAGAATGCCTGGAAGTATGCTCAAATCAGCCTGCTCCGTCATACGGCTGTGGCAGGATCCGCAGCTGTATGGACGATTACTCTTTCAGGCACTGCGACTAAAAGTGGTCTTGTACGCGTAATTTGGAACAGTAAAAAGGTGGCGGTCGGCGTTTCGGTTGGCGATCAGGCCGACGATGTGGCTGATAGCCTTGCAGTCGCCTTGAATGCAGAGACCGATGCTCCGTTTACAGCGGTTGCTGAAAACGGTGTCGTAACCCTCACGGCAAAGAATAAAGGCGCTTATATCTGTGCAGAAAAGGGAGGCGTCAACATTTCTGTGGAAACGGAATCGACCGATCTTACCGCGACGGGTGTCGTTTTGACGGCGGGTTCGGGCGATGTCGATGTGGAAGATGCTCTTGCGGGCGCTTTCCCGGAACGCTACCATTTGATTGCGCTTTCTGTTTCCGATGCTACCAATATTGGATATTTAAAGACTCATCTTGAAAAAGCTGCGGAACCACTTGAACAGCGTGGTCAGCGCGGTATTGTGTCTGCGATTGTTTCGGGCGTTTCAGATGCTATTAGCCTTGCCAAGAGCTTCAATTACGAACGTCTGCACATTGCTGCCGTTAAAAATTCCATCCCAGCCACTACCTGGGAAATTGCCGCAGGCCTTGCCGCCATCTTTGCCAGCAATTCCCAGCCCAACAAGCCCATGAACGGGCTCCCGGTCCCTGGCATCGGTCTCCCGGATATCGCTGACAAGTGGAACGGCGAAGAACAGGATGCCCTGCTCTATGGCGGAGTGATTCCTCTGGTGGAAGCAGACAGCGAACTTTGCATTGTCCGTGCCGTGACTACCCGCAGCACCAAGGACGGCGTCCGCTTCACAAAGCTTATTGATACGGGCGTCATCGCTTCCCTCGATTATTTCCGCGATTGCATCCTTGCCATGCATAAGGTGAAGTACAAGAATAAGGTTATCCATGAGCTTCTTGCCGACGCCTTGAACGAAGACAACATTGCAATTGCGAAGGAACTCGAAACCGCGCAAATCTTGCGTTATATCGATTCCTATGCCGATCAATTCATTACCGAAGAATCGACGGATGAAACTGGTCGGATGCTTTGTCAGATTCCTGCCCCCGTTGTGCCTGGCTTGAATCAGATCTATTCCACCATCGACCTTTACCTCAACTAAGGAGTGAACCATGGCCAAGATTTCTCAGGTGACCCTTGTCCTCAATGGCGATAAAATCACGGGATTTTCCAAATTCAAGGAAAATGATATCGAAATTGCGCAAACCGTGGAGCTTGCCGATGGAGAAGACGTTGTCGAAGTTCCGGCAAAATATGGTTTTTCTCTTACGTATTTGCCGAATTCTGGTGCCGATATCGATTGGGTTTCGTCTTCTTACAAGGACGACGTGACTGCGGTTGTCCAGTATACCGGTGGCAAGAAGGTGGTTTATACGGGCTGTAAACTCTTGAAACAGACTTCCGGCGACATCGACGGTAAGACTGCTAAGGAATATCAGTTGGATTTCCACGCTAAGTATCGCAAGGTGAGCTGATGAACGAATTCCAAAGAAATATTCGTGACGGCAAAGCCTCCGAAATTCTTGATCAAATCAAATCTTCGCATGATAAGCGTCGGGTTCTCGATTGGCCAGGCCGTCCGGATGTGAAGATTGAAATGCACCTGTTGACGCTTTCCGAATGCCGTCAGGCTAAGGTCGAGAACCAGCAGGAATTCAAGAAAGACGGCATTGACATTGCTGTTCACAATCTTGCCGATTACCGAGAACAGGAAGCTGTCCACGGTATGTGGCGTGTTTTTACCGATCCGACAACGGGAAACCGTATTTTCAACAGTGCCGAAGAGATGCGCTCCTTTTGCACTCCGGATGAGTTGACAGCCCTGTGTGCAGCTTATAACGCCTTTGCCGAAGAAAATGACCCCAATGTAGGCAATCTTTCCGATGAAGACGTTAAAACTCTGATTGAACTGTTAAAAAAAACGCCGGACCAGGTTCAGCGGAAAGTTACAAGCTTGAATACGGCTTGGAAGCTGCTGCGTACTTTGGTTGCCCAGCAAGCAAACTAAATGAAGCTCAGTGGCTCCTCGTCTTTGCGATGAAGGGGGTGCTGAATTCTAATAACGAAGGATGGCAGACAATTGGCGACGACTAATCAACTGACTCTTAGGATTGGAGCCGACCCAACGGGTCTTCAAAGGGGCTTGAATAAGTCTTCTGCCGCTATTACATCCTTTGGCTTAAAAAGTAGAGCCACTATCGCTCGTGTCGGCAGTTCCCTGCGGGGGATTGCTGACCGTATGGTGACTCCTTTGTCTTCCTTGGCTTTGGGCGGTTCCATGGGTATTGCCATCAAAAATGTGGGCGATCTCTCCGAATCGCTCATGTACTATGGCATGGCCGCCAAAAAAAGCGACGCGGATACGAAGGTATTCCGCGAATCGCTGCATCAGACGGCTATTGAAACGGGAGTCTCCGCCACTGAAATTCTGAATGGTGTATCGAAAATCGGCGAAATCACAGGTCAATTTGATTTTGCAGAAGACATGGGTGGTATCCTGGCCAAGGCGGCATTGGCTTCCGGGGCTTCCGTAGAAGACTTGGCGAATGTCGCTTCATCTTTACGTGTGACTATGGGCTTGACCGCCGATGAAGTCTCAAAATTTTTCAATTCCCTCATTATCCAGGGCGACCAGGGTTCCTTTGTCCTGCGATCCTTTGCGGCCGAAGGTAAGGCTCTTCTTGCGACAACATCGACTCACGGCATTAAAACCGCAAATCAATTCGCTAGTTTCGGGGCTTATTTACAGGTCATGAATGCTCAGATTAAGAGCGAAGCTGAACTCACTACGTCTGTATCTGCCCTTTTTAGTGAATTGGCATCAAAGGCGAAGGATTTGAATAAAATCGGGGTCCATGTTTTTGATAAGAATAAGGATTTTAACGATTTTGACGCTATTATGCGCCAGTTGATGGATAAAACCAACGGTGATATCCAGAAATTGGGGAAATTGTTTGGCGAATCCTCAATCAAGGCTTTGCAACCCATCATCACTGAATACAAGAATGGATGGAAAACCGTAGACGACATCACCAAGAGCGGTCAAGAGGGAATGACCAATACAAAGGTCCTGGATGAACGAGCCGAGAAAGCATCCAATTCCTTTAATCGAAATGTTGAAAAAATGAAGAATGTTGCCCTGCAATTTGCCGACACGAACCTTACAGGACCTGTCGATCAGCTGTCTACCGCCTTGGGATTTTTATCTCGCCATCAGGGCATAGTCACGGCGGGCTTTAAGGCAATGGCCGTTGCCGCAATGGCCTTGGGTGCCGTCAAGATAGGCGGCCTCGTGAAGGATGTGACCGGACTCGCCAGGGATATCAAGGGCATTTGGAGTAAAAAGGGGGGCACGGGGGCGTCTGCAGCTGGGGCCGGCGCTTCGGCATTGGACGCTTCCGTTCAAAAGGTCTTTGTGGTGAATATGGGTTCCGGGTTGGGTGATCCCTACATGATTGACGACGATTATCATCCCGACAAAGCAGATCCTGTTGCATCCCAACAAGCATCCAAAACTATGGCATCGACCACAAAAGAGGTCGGCAGGTTCCGACAGGGCCTTACCACCGCACGTGCGGGGCTGAATAAGTTCGGGAGTAGTGTCATTGGCGGCACATTGATGACGGCGGCTACAGGTTGGGCCATGAATCAAATCTACAACTTTGGCCAGACATTTATGGATTGGCGAAATGTCGTCGCCAATTCTCTCGAAATAGGCAAAACCACCATCGATACGAATGCTAAAAGTTTCAATCAAAAGTATGGAGTCAATATCCATTCTGACAAATACGACGAAACCTTAAAAGCTATCCAGGAAGAAGAAAACAGTTTTTGGCCGTCGCAGAAGAAGCTGGATAAATTGTACAAGCAACTGAACGTATCGCGTACTTTAATGGCTCAGGATATTGCTAGCGGGACCCAGCGCGTAACTGCACAAGACTATATGCAGGCACTGCAGCAAAACATCGTCATTAACGTGGATTCGAACGGCAAGACCGTCGTAGAAACGGATAACGGCAAACCGCCTAAAGTCCAATCCCGCAAAAATACGCCTAGTTGGGGGGCTTAAATGGCAGAAGATAAAGCAAAACCAACACTTGGCCCTTGGGAGTTGAATCTTGTTTCTATAGGCAATGAAATCAGCCATTCCATTGCAGAAACAATGTTCCCATATAAGAATGGTGCAGAACTTGAAGATATGGGTGTAAATCCCGAAATTTTCAAGTTTTCATGTGTTCTGCTCAACGACGATTACGACAACAACTATTATCAGCTTCGGCAGTGGTTTTTGTCTATTTTCCCGGAACCGATCGAGCTTTTTCACCCGGAACATGGCACGCTCTATGGGTATCCCAAGAACGTTTCGTTCAGCAATGACCGACGCCACCGGTATGCAGAATTCACGTTCGATTTTGAAATAGCGGGAGTTCAAGCTGACACTCAAAGTTATACGGACCCGTATGACGCCAATTTTGAGGAAGCACAAGCCCTCAATCTGGAAGTCCAAGAAAGTGTCGCTGAATCCATGCAGCAATCCGGCGTCCCAGATATCGAAGGGTCTTCTGATTGGTCTCTCATCGATGTTTGGGCGTCACTTGGCGATGAAGCTCGCGCTTATGGCGAGGCGACGAATCAAGCGATAAGTAAACTTTTGGGAGTTATCGAAAGCGTAAAGGCCCCTGTTGATGCAATCAATTCAACCATCGATTATGCAGATTCTTTGTCAGGAACATTGACTAAAGCAATTCAAGAATGTTGCGATTCCTTTGTGACTCTTGCTCGTAAATCGGGATCAAGTAAAGGAAAATCGAGGGCTTCTACGGCTACTTTGGTGGCAAGTGTTTCATCGATGCTCACGTCTCTTTATGGGGCTCCGGAAAGTGTCTGCGCGGCATTCGCAACGATTGCAGCTGCCACGATTGCAACCGAGACGGCAAAGGCTATTACGGATGACGAAAAGAAAATGGGAGAATCCATTTCTGAGGAATCAGGTGCTGTCGATGATGCGGAAGGCCGCGAATTGGCAACAGAAAGCGAACCTTATTTTCTCACGCCAGAAGATCTTGAAGAAACGCTAGCCTTGGCCAGAGAATTCATTCAGCAGGTTCTTCCTCAGGCAACAAGCCCTTACAGACTCAAAAAAATGGCAGCGATGCTGTCTGACGCTGTCCGAAGGATTAAAATCGAATACATGACCACCAAGACAATCAACGTGAACCATGAGACGCCGCTCCATAAAATTGCCTTGGATAACGGCTTGAATTACAAAGCGGCTGATCGTCTTTGTGCGCTGAACAACGTCAAGAATCCCACTTTTATGAAAGGAGAGGTCCTTGTCTATGAATCGTGATGAAGTCCTCTTGCTTGTTCGTAAAGCCCGCGTGGATAAGTTCGTGAGTTACACGATCGATGCTGACCTCTATTCCCCAGAGGGCTCGTTCTCGTTCGAATGTGATTCCAAATACGATGTGAGCAGGGGCGATACATGCCAAATCTTTGTGAATCGCAAGTGCGTGATGGCTGGCCTTATCGATACCGTGCGCCGTTCGCTTTTTCGCAGTGGACCCAAGATGGATATCGAAGGGCGTTCCGTAGCAGCGGTGCTCGCTGACTCCAGCGTGACAAAGTTTGCAACATTGCCCACCACGCTACCCCAGCTAACAGAACGGCTCGTTCGCGACTTGCCATTTCTCTCCAGGAAAGATTTCGTGTTCAAATCGGGTTCGGATAAGGCGAAGGTCCAACGCAAGTTCGTTGAAGTTTCTCCGGGCGATTCCGTTTTTGATGTCATCAAGAAAGCAGCCAACTCCCAAGGATATCTGTTTTGGGCCTCTCCCGAAGGTCAACTAGTCTTCGACAAGCCTGTTGAACGTGGCAAGGCCGATTTCAGAATCCATGCCTTTGAAAATGGCGAGGAAATGGACTATATCGAGGGCTCTGTCACCGAAACATTGAACGGTCAGCACTCGCTTATCAAGGTTATCGGCGAAAGCCAGGACGATAGCGACATCAAGTATGTAGCCGCCTCGGTCAAAAATGACGATTTCCCGTTCTATCGCCCTCTTGTGGTAAACTGGAACGAAAACGAGGGCCCTGCCAAGATAACCGCAGAACTTCAGCTGGCGACGGAAAAGGCTTCCGCAATCCAGCTCGAATACACGATGCCCGGTCATTCGCAAAACGGCATTCCTTGGACTATCAACGCTTTTTGCGACGTGGAAGACCATTACAATGGCGCTGTTGACTCGTATCTGATTAAGCGTCGCACGTTCACTCTCTCCAGAAGCGAGGGCAAGCGTACCCGCCTCGAATTACAGCCCGGAGGTTCGTTATGATGAAGTTTTTTACAAGTCTTGTAACCAGTTGCAAGGATGTAGCAGGCAAGCTCCGCAGCATTAGTGGCAAGGCCAATGGTATCGAATTTGAAGGCCGTCAGATGATGCAGCATTATGGTTTTATCAGCATTCCCAAGGCCGGAGAGCGTTGCCTTTTCTTGCAGTTTGGCAATGTGGTCATTGCGGTTGCAAGCGACGGCAAGGACCGCCCCGCCGTAAAGGAAGGCGAAACGGCGCTTTACCGCGAAAAGGGACATTACATTATCCTCAAGGATAATGGAACCATCGCCATCAAGGCCGAGGGCGGTCTTGATATCGATGGCGACGTGCGTGTCAATGGCGAAGTTAAGGATAAGATCGGAAATCTCTCAAAACTTCGCGATACTTTCAACCAGCACACTCACGTGGGCAACCTTGGCACACCCACTGCACCACCTACACAGCAGGATACGGGGGTCTAAATGCTTGACCTGGACACACTCGATTCTGAATTTTCCCGGATTGTCAAAACCGCCGACGGCAAAACAAGCGTGGCCCCGCAGCTTGCCAAGGCCTACGATGACTACGCCAAGGGCGGCGTTATCCTCGGTGCAGACCTGTCAGCTGGTGGCGACAAATCACTACTTGAAAGCGCCTTCTCGGTGCTCGACCCGTCCAGCGGGACACCCGCCAATATGGCCGCCAGGCTCTGTGCCTATTGGCAGGGGCTGCCTAAGCCTGGAATCCCGTCCCACGGTGGTGTGGCTGTAGTTTCGGTCGTTCCGACTTTTGCGGCGGTCCAGCCTGCTGTTTTGGCGGTCATCACGAATTTGGTAAAAGAGCAAGCCACTTCCAAGCAGGAAGTTCAAAAGCCCTACAAGAAGCTTTTTGGGGCCATTGAAACGGTCTTGAAAACCGCCGTTTGCACCGTGACTGAAACCATGCCTACAACACCGCCCAGCACTGCAGCGTTCCCGGAGACTTTACAATGACAACAGACCAGATTAAAGAAGAGGTTCAGCTTTCGCTTACCGTGGCAAAAGGTTCATTTTACAAGAAACCTGAATTTGGCCACCGATTCAAGGAACTTGCCCGTGAAGTGGCATCCGAAAACACCAGGAGCAGGGCTGAAACATACGCCGCCGAGGCGCTAAAGTGGATGCTGGACTACAAGCACCTTAGAAGCGTAGAATCGACGGCCACCTATGCCGATGCAGACAAGCTCCTAGTTCACGTAGTTTGTATTGCCTACAACGGCGATGTGATTGAATTTAAGCGTTTTGTGGAGGTCGGCGATGTCCGTAACAGTTGATCAAATCTTACAGCGCATGATTTTCGATGCGAAAAACTACAACCCGACTATCAAAATTAGCAAGGGAACGGAAAATTATATCCGTTTTGCGACCGCTGCGTCTGCCATCTGGGGCCTCTACAAGCAGATGGACTGGACCCTTGACCAGATTTTCCCGACTACGATGAACCAGGAGAGCTTGGAACAGTGGGCAAACGACCGCGGGCTTGACTACAGCAATCTGACCGCAAGCGAACTTTTGACGCTCATCCTGTCGTATCTTCGCAACCCGAAGAGCGGCGGTAAACCGGCTGATTATGAACGTTGGGCCATGGAAGCATCTTCTACCGGCAAGGCTATCGGGCTTGAATCCTCGATGATTACGGGCACTATGCCCAATTTGAGTGCCGCCAATGCCGTCAAACCGCACGACCGCGAAAACATCGCCTTTACTTGCGGATCCAGCGACACTGAAAAGAATGTCGTGATTGATTTGGGCGATTCGAAGGAAATCTTTGGAATTGGTCTTGGTTTCATTACCAAACGACCGGCTACTTTTGGAATTTATACGTCCGACGACGCCCAGACCTGGACCAAGCAGGGCAAGGTCGATGCCGCTTACTGGTGGGCTATGGCCACCTTCGATTCTGTTTCTACCCGCTATGTCAAGGTTGAACTCGAAGAAATCGAAGCGCTCGAAAGCTGGCAAACCGAAGCTTTGAATACCGTCAAGTGTTTCGGCGTCGAAATTTATGTGCCTAGTGACTCAAATGAGGCCCCGACATCATCCCGATGCCTCAAGAACTACTATGGCGTGGGAACGGTTCTCATGCTGATGGGTCCGAGTTCACTTTCGATGCGCTGCTGTGAAGCTATACGGGCAAAATGCGAATACGAAGGCCCCGTTGCCCCGCGTGAAATATGGGTCAATGTTCCTGTAGAAATAACTCTTTCTCTACGTGTTACGGTGCAAAACCTGCAACAATTGGACGAAGACGGTTTCCGGGAAGATGTCAATAAATATTTCGCCGATTTAGAACCAGGAGATCTCTTTATTCCTTCACAAATTGTTGTATACGCAATCAAAAATGGTGGCAAGAATGCGACTACTATCGAAGTGTCGAAAAATAGTGGGGAATATCAGGTTGAAACAGATGCTATTGACTCGTATCCCACTGAAAAATTCGTTTTTGGCGACTTGGTGGTACAGTAATGGTTGAAAATCCCTTTGAAAGCAGACACTACAGGGCACTTGCACAGCTCTATCCGCTCCAGATGGACGCGGAGGAATATGCCGTAGCCAAGGAGCTTGACAGAGCCCTGGAAAGCGCCGATGCCGTCTACCGAGAAATCTTTCCTGGTTCAGCAACAACGACTCTCGAACGGTGGGAAAACCTTTACGAATTAGGTCATTCTGGTACACTTGAAGAACGACGTCAGAACCTTCTTGCGGCAATCAATCGAGAATCAGGTATTGCCGAACGCCATTATAGAGGCTTGGCGGCAGCACTCGGCTTTGAAATTTCGATTGTAAAACCGCCTAGAATGCTTAGAGCAGGTTTGGGAAGAGCTGGCTTTGAAGTGTATGATCAAGATGAACAGTATACGTGGACAGTGGTGTGTTCCCGCTTGGAGTCGTCTTGTTTACGACTGAAACAGACCCTAGAACGACAAAAAATCCCGTTCACGCAAATTAAATGGCAATTCGAAAAGCCATCTTCTGGACGAATTCTGCTTGAAAATGGTGGCGCTTTGCTGTTGGAAAACGGATCACAACTTTTAATGGAGTAATAAAATGTCGGATCAATCGATGTCTCAATTGCCGAACTTGACTCTCGCCGAAGCTCTTGCCGTTCTTGGCAAGCTCGCGGGGTTTTACGACGGACACAATTTTACAATTAGCATTGCTGAGCTTGCTGCAGCCGCAAATAGCGTGTACCAACCGGTTGCGAGCGCTCCTGTAAAAGGTGTACTGACAATCGCGCAAGGACGCTACACGACCCATTACAAGGTATCTGTCGGTGAATCTGGAGAAATTGCAGCATTAGTGCCTATCCCGACCAGTGGATTAACGGGAAAAGTTCTGAAGGTTTTATCCGGCGACGGAGAAATTGGTTGGGGGGATGCAGACGGAGGCGGAGCCAATGGCAAGGTCGCTGTAGATTCGTCTGCAACGGCGGGATATCTCGAAGATGTCCTGAAAAGTGAAGACGAAAGCTTGATTACTATTACTAAAGTAAAAGGGCAACTTCGAATCGGTTTAAATATTTCAGGAGAAAGCGATCCGAAACTCTCGACAATGCCAGAATCGTTGATTAACGGCTCTACGTCCAATTATGGCGCCTATGCTTTACAGGAAGGTGCTGAAAAGCTTGCTTGGGGGGATACGAGTTTCGAATCCTTCAGCTATTGTAACGCTCTTGTTTATCAATCAACACGCATTTCAGAAGCTCAAGGGACAATTACAAAGTGTAACGTGGCTATTTGCGGTTCGATATCACTTGAAAACCCTCCGGCATGTCTCAATATCGGAATTTTTGATACAGAAGGGAATCTTCTTGGGCAGACTGGCTTAAAATTCTACGGTACTGATTTTACCAGTGGACAGGAACTTTGCTCTTTTGACATGCAAGAGACAACTCCAGGATCATTGAACCTGAAACGCAATACGCGATACATTATCCAGGCTTGGACTTGTGGTTTGCAACTCGCGGCGCTCGATCGCAGTTCTTCATCGGCAACAACCAACTATGTATACGACTATGCTATGCGCCAAAACCTGCAATGTACAGTCAGCAATGTGGTTTCTTTCGTCCATCCGAATACAACATCCATGACACAGGGAACGGTTATTCCGTTCATTACATTCGGTGCCGCCGACATTTCCTAA